CTCCCAAGACACGATCCGCAGCGCCTTCACCAAAGATCTCATCAAACTCTGCTTTTGCAGCCTCACCATCTCCCGCATCAATGTCAGACTTAAGTACATCTATAGCTGCTTGTGGTATTGGTGGGCTATCCGTAGGCGGAGTATCGGGGGTATTCATAGACGTATCTCGAGCTCTAGCTAGTTCTAGCTGATTTCTGAGAACCTCATTACCTTCCATCTCTTGATTAACAAGATCGTTAAACTTGATGCCAAATCGTGAGTTAGCCAAGCTTCCTCGGTAGTCCTCATCTCCTTGGAGACCATTAACGATACCGGCTCTACGGGCCTCTACTCCCAATACATATCGATCTACCGCAATATTAATCTTACGGAGAGCACCTTCAGCCCTAGATTCACCATAACCAACAGCCTCAAGGTTCTGAGATAATTCTCTATCAGATAGCCCCTGACCCTTAGATTCATTAAGTCTAGCTAGGTCATACGCTGCCTGTAACTGCCGAGCAAAGATATCTTTAGCCGGCCCTGTGAGATCTCTGAGCTTAGAGAATAACTCTAACTCAACTTGTTGGTAGGTAGCACCTCCCTCGACTAAGGTCTTAAAGGTAGATCCTAGGTTTTCTACTTGATCACCTACTCCTTGGAACCAAGTTAAATAGGAATTGTATGCCTGTGGGTTATCCTGAGTAAGCTTGCGATATTCTAGCAAGTTAGTAATGCCAGCTACACCATTCTCCACAATGCCAGATGCAGTAGATATTGGTTTATTATAGATCTTAATAAACTCAGAAGCATCTAGTTCTGGGGGAACCAGCTTACCCTTAGAAACATCAATAACATTGTTTGTGCCTACTTGTACGAGAGTACCATCTTGCTGAACCATAACTGAGATAGGAGATAGTTTAAGAGTTCCGTCTTCTTCCTTGGGATAGAATATCATAGGATCTCTATTAGCCGCAGCCTTCTCAAGCATCTTAGCCTGATCTTTCTTCTCGAACATATTCAGACGGTTTTTAAGTTCGAGATAGACATCATTCTTTTCTCGCTCACCGCCTCTAAATTGATCAGCCTCCATATTAGCTACTACAGACATTGCGCCCATAGCATCTCCGGCAGAGTTTAGTCGGTTCTCCTCTAGGAAGTTACCGAAGTTAAACATGCCACCTTCTTTAATCTGAGATTTTATCTGATCCCCTACTCTCTCAACCATAGTAATCTGATTAGGGGTAAGATCATATTGCTCAGAATTAACTTCAGCCTTTAGGAGCTCCCATTTAGCCAGACCATCTTCATCATATGTTAGATCTGCTAGCTTTTCTCCAATATTAAACTTCTTAGTCTTTGGCTTAGTAGTAATAGATCCTGTGGAGAAGGTTCCGGTTTCGATCTCTGCAATTACTTCATCGAGCTCGGTATCGGATACACTATCTGGATCAAATCCTTCCCATACACCGCGAAGAGCACTTCGCTTAGCAGATGGGGAATCTCCCGCTGCCGATAGACGATCGTTAGCGTACCATGTAAATAAGGCATCCTGAGTTTCTTCGTTAAACAAAGTATCATCGGTAATACCGAGCGCAGCGAAACCTCCACGTTCTTTAATATCTCTGAGAGTAGATCCCACAAACTGATATTTACCCATTGGAGTACTAGCATCACCATCTTTAAATGCTTGTGTGTTCTCCGGCATATTCTCCTTACTCCAATCGAAGTATTCAGATCCCGGGGCTGAGAAGTCTAGGACTTCCGACATATTCATATCGGTAAGAACGTATGTAGAAAATTCATCATTCTGAGATTGATTTAGAAGAGCATTATACCCTCCAGAACCACTTTCAAAGTCACTCATGAGGCTAGATACTTTTGACGTAGACGCCATAGAAGATGGGCCTAGGATCTCTAGACGTTCATCATCTACTAAGCTCTCTAGTCGCTCTGTAGCTTGCCCGACATTACCATCATACGCAGCAATAGTACTATAGGCGTATGTAATAGCGGCTGAGCTCGTAGGGTTTTCTGGGAATACTTCCGCAGCCAAAACTTCAGCTGACTTTTTCCATGCCGCCTCTTCTTCGGCTTTTTCTTTAGCCTTCTCTATCGCGGTCTTCTGTAGAGCTAGTTTAGCCTTCTGCTCCTTGGCTTGCATAGGAACATATACTTCTGCGAAACCCTTAAGCGCACTCGCAAAAGCACTTTCACCTTCTTGCTTATACGCACCGGCTGCTAGGTTTCCTTTTACTCGACTACGCCAACTCATCAGGGGTCTCCTCTTCAGCCATACCGAGCATTGATTGCTGCTCTTCTTCTGGGGCTGCTTCTACATCTTCACCGGAAGGACTAGCCATTAGACCGCCCTCTGGAGCGGGAGGCTCTGCAGGAGTTTCCTCCATAGGCATCTCTTCCGCCTCTTCCTGAGCTTCTAACAAGAGGGATAGCTGGCTAGGTGTGTAAATTAATTCATCATTAGCATCTGCACCCATGTCGTATGTAAGATCGTGGGCTTTTGCGAATACCTCTATACCTCTAGCCACGGGGCCAGCGATTAGGATCGCCATATCGATATGCATTACACCTTTAGCAATTGCTTGCTGTAGCATTGCGCTAGTGATCGTGGCGATAGACATATTCAGATCAAGCAGAGAATATACAAGAGATGCCCCTGATGGAGTCTCTAGACGGTTTAAAGTATTAGATACTGCCTCGTCATAGTTTTCTATATCTGCCGGCCTATGCCACGGATAATTACGGGTATCTGAGGTGTAGTTTGCACCGGGGATAGGGGCTCTAGGTATCTGCATCTTCATCCTCCTGCTCTGCGGGAGAAATATCGAGATCCTTCTCCATCTGATCGAAATACTCAGGAGTAAAGACTATCTCTTCACCTGTCTCATTAATCATATTATCAGGCATCTTACCGCTTAAAAAAGATGTGATGCTGCGCTTTACTGCATTGCCAAACTTCATTGTAATTTCCCATAATTTACCCGTAGATAGCCATCATCCCCTGTAATAATGGCCTCTGGATGGGTTTTCTGAATTTCTTGAGCAATCACACCCATAGGTGTAGTTTTATCTGCGCCAATACGCTTAGCTTCCTCGTTCCATTTCCAAGTGTACATATTCACTCCTGATGGAAGAGTCGTGAAATGCTTGATGTCTTCTTTTAGTCGTTGATCAGACGTAATGAGAGCAGCACCAATTGAACCAATGGCTCCCCACATACCGTCTGAACCACTAGATCCCTTAGATTGCGCGCCAATTTCGGCGGCTATAATCTGAGCCTCTCGCTGCAATTCGTTCTCGGCAGATTTCCAGATGTTATCAAATATACTATCTAGACGATCCCACAGCTGGTTCATGCCCTCCTGAGACAGGCTAAGCATGTTCTTAACGTCTGTGCTCGCAGCTTCAAACTTGAGTCTGTTGTTTTCGGTCTCAACAGTCTGGCGCCATTTTGCGTTAGCTACATCAATATTATACTGCATATTAGCGTAGAATTGCTGGCGTTGGTTCTCCATCTCTGAGTTAAACTGCATAGCACTGTTCTTAGAACCTGCGTTAAACTGAGCCATAGAGTTCATTTGAGTAGCATTAAACTGACCTACATTGACCGATAGCTGATCATAGAACTTCTCAAAGTCGTTGTTAGTTTCGGCAGTAAATAAACGCTGTGCATTTATAGCTGCCTGATCAGTAAACAGAGCCTGTACCATTGACTGAGTATTGATAACTTCAGCCTGTTGGCGATTAGACATATTTGTCAGATCCATCTGCAAGAAGGCCTTAGCATTATTTACCAGAGCAGCCTGACGAGCATCGAGATTAGCAACCTCAAACTGAGCTAATACATTAGCTTTATTTACAATCGCCTGTTGCCGATTATCTAGATTCTTTAAGCTTACTGTCTGGAAGAATGCCGCATCTTTTTCAGCCACGCCTAGGGTAGCTTGCATGAGCGCATTACTCATAGTTTCTAGGTAAGCTGTGCCTGTAACTCCACCAAAAGCCATCTGTCGGCTAACTTGTCGAGATAATCCTTGAGCCCACTCAGGGATCCGAGGATTGCCATTTGAATCCTTGAATTCAGCGCTAATGATTTTCATCTGACCAAGCACAGTAGCCTTAGCGTCAGTATAATTTCCTTCACCTAACTTCTGAGCTAGGAGCTTTCCGGCTACCGTACTGGTATCGATGATGTTTGAGATATCCTGAGACGCAAAGTCATTAAGAGCTTCACCTAGGACGCCTTCGCCTTTACCTATACCCTCAACATCAATCTGAACATCGTCCGGATCTACAAGCATATTGTCAGTCACTTCTCCGGTAACCGCATCAACAGTGGTGCTCTCTCCACCCATGAGATTGGCTACTGTTGAAGCATCATATAGTGTTACCGTACCCTTACCTTCGTCCTTAACAGTTTCAGTATTTTCAACTATCTCAGGATCGTAATAAGGAGCATCTCCCAATTCATAATTAGGGTTGCTAGGATCTAGGTTAGTACCTTCAGCGTCTGGATCATTAAGAGCTACTAGATCGGCTAGCGTCATACCTTTGCTCTCTAAGAAAGCTGCAGGATCATCGATCATAGCTTGAATGTCTTCATTAGACGTAGCAATGCCGGCATCCTCTGCCATCTTAAGTATTTCTTCTGCAGTTATTGGGGCTGAATCAGGTTGTGCAGGAGCCGGTGCTGGGGCGGGAGCCGGACTAGAATCTCCACCTCCGCCGCCGGTACTAGGGGAGTTATTATCGTCGTTATCACCACCACTCCAAGCGTTAGCTAAAGCATTTACCGAGGCTTGGCTGTCGTTAAAGTCGTTGCTTCCAGTTATAGCAAAACCCGGGCCACCATTTTGATTGACCCCGTTTTGGTAATTAGTACCTTCGAATACATTTGAAACGGATTGCTCAAAGGTATTTCCACCACCAAACGTGCTTGACCATAATCCCATTATAGTTTTTCCTTCTCTTCTTCGCAGCGGCGTACTTTATCCCGAAGCTTTGCATAATCGGCTATTACCATCGGTATGAATGCGTAATCCTCACCCAAGGTCTCCAGCTCTTCTGCCAGAGATTCATTCCATTCTTGATCGTATGATTGTAGGGGTGGGCAGTAGACCTCGAGCTGAGTTCTATAGACCGTTTCCGCGCAGCCGGTTAATAAGGCCACTCCTAGAATTAGTGGAAGTATCGTCTTCATGTTCCGCCATATTCTTATAAAAATTTGAGGCTTTCTTAGATGCCTGTAGTTCATCAGCCAGAACTTTAGTCTTCTCTATTTTCTTCCCATCCTTGCGTCCGAGAACATAAAGGATAGGAAGTAGAACTGCTAAGCCGGCTATGATGTAGGTTTTAACTTTACCCACGATACCAAACATTAGTGGACGCCTTCTTTGTGATCTTTAAACCTAGCGTAGGCGGCTAGGGCTATGCCCCCGATCGCACAGAGTAAAAATATAGTTTTCATACTGTCTGCATAGGGAACTAGGGCTTCGATCTGAGGAGTAATTTCTCCTAATGCAGTAGCTGCACCAGCGACTCCCGCTCCAGCCATTGTCTTAGACTTTGTTAGAGGCTTTGTTGCCGAGGCTGCAGTTACTTTTTGCGGCATCTCTGGGCCACCTTCGTCAGAAGGCAATCTTGCATCCCTACTGAAGATAGCGGCTTCAGCTGCCCTACGACGAGTAAGGCCACGCAGAGGCTGAAGCTTACCACCAACCCGCGCCTTATTCCAGCGCATGAGTTGCTCTGGTACTTCATCATACAGACCTTTATTAAGCTTCTTTAGTAAGGTGCTGCTCTTGAATGCTCCGGCGCCTAGATTGAATACAAAGCTTACTAGAGCATCGAACTGTCCTTGAGTTAGAGGAACCTCAACATATCGAAATACTGCCTTTTGGTGTTCTTTAATATCCTCGATTAGGAGCTCTTCCGCTTCCTTAACAGTGATCTTCATTCCGGATCGGATGCCCTTGCACGAGCCAAATCCAAGTGTCCACTTTCCAGCCGGACAGCGATATGAGTGGACTAATCCATCGTCCTTTAGTTTATGTAGACCCTCGAACTTTTTAATGAGCTCGATACAATCTTTTGATACATTTTGTGGAT